GGTGATGATTGGATAAATTTAATAGGTGATATATTAGTAAACATAATGGATGAAAAATATGCAGAATCAAACGATAGAGAGAACGATATTATCGAATCTGATTAACAACGAAGAATATGCTAGAAAGGTTTTACCTTTTATAAAAGCTGATTATTTTGATGTTAAAGAAGAAAGAATAATATTTGATGAAATACAAAACTTTGTAGATAAGTATAACAAACCATCTACACATACTGCGTTAGAAATTGAGGTCAGTAATAGAAAAGATTTAAATGAGATAGAACACAAAAAGATTGTTGATATCATCAAAACACTCAAACCAGAATCTATAGATTTTGATTGGTTAGTGGATACAACAGAAAAGTTTTGTAAAGATAAAGCAATCTATAATGCAATCGTAGAAGGTGTTGGTATTATAGATGGTAAGTCTAAAGATAAATCACCAGATGCCATACCAGAAATATTGACAGAGGCACTTGCAGTATCTTTTGATAATTCTGTTGGTCATGATTATCTAGAAGATTCTGAATCAAGATATAATTTTTATCATCACAAAGAAGAAAGAATACCATTTGACTTAGACTTTTTCAATAAGATTACTAAAGGTGGACTTCCACCTAAAACTTTAAATATTGCATTGGCAGGAACAGGTGTTGGTAAATCTCTGTTCATGTGTCACATGGCTGCAAACTGTTTATCACAAGGAAAGAATGTATTGTATATTACTTTAGAAATGGCAGAGGAAAGAATCGCTGAAAGAATAGATGCTAACATGATGAATATTAGTATACCAGATTTACATGATTTACCTAAGAAGATGTTCAATGATAAGATTGTAAAGTTACAAAAGAAAGCAAAAGGTAAACTTATCATAAAAGAATATCCTACTGCATCTGCACATAGTGGACACTTTAGAGGATTACTAAAAGAACTTGCAATCAAGAAATCTTTCAAACCAGATATTATCTTTATTGATTATTTAAATATCTGTGCGTCAAGTAGATTCAGAGCAGGGAGCTCTATGAACTCTTATACAATAGTTAAATCTATTGCAGAAGAACTTAGAGGACTTGCAGTAGAAAGTAATGTTCCAATTATGTCTGCAACTCAAACAACCAGAAGTGGATTCTCTAATACAGATGTCGGACTTGAAGATACCTCAGAAAGTTTTGGATTACCTGCAACTGCTGACTTAATGTTTGCATTGATATCCACAGAGGAACTAGAAGAACTGAATCAAATATGTGTCAAACAGTTAAAGAACAGATACTATGACCCTACAATGAATAAGAGATTCATCATAGGAATAGATAGAAGTAAGATGAAACTATTTGATGTAGAACTCAAAGCACAAGATGAACTTGTAGACCACGGGCAAAGTGAAGTACCGATTGCTGATAAAGGACAAGGATTCGGTAGAGGTCAAGGCCCCAACATGTCTGGTAGACCAGATGATGTTAATCCATTCTCAAAAACAGGACAAGAAGAAGACAAATACGATAAATTCTCTAAGTTAAAAGTTTAATAAATAAACACATATAACTATATTTAAATGGAGTAATTGATGTCGTATAAACGAGCTATAGAACAGCTCAGACCTGTTCGTTATCCAAAACAAGATGTACAAGAAAAGGTTCAGTCATTTTTGACTGAAGCTACCATGAAACCTGATGATTTTTTTAAGAGAGATAATCAAAAAGAATTTATAAAAAAAGCAGTGGCAGGTCAAATCGTTGGAAAGGATGGTAAAAAATTTCCAGCAATATCTAGTAGAGATAAAAAATTAAGTGCATTCAAAAAACTTACAGATGAACCAGATAAAGGTTCACCTGAAAGAGCTGTCATGGATGATTTAATAAAAACATATTTTGGTGCATATAGTAAAATAGAAAAAGGTGCAAATGGATTTGGTAACCCTACAAGTGGTAGTCCGTCAGGTGAGGATTGGGAATCACTTATAGCAGTGGCTGTTAATAAAATTAACAAATTAAAATGGAATCAAGGGCCCGAATGGGAAAGAGCTGAAAAGTATTGGGCAGATTATGAATCTCCGTCAATGAAACTTGGTAAGGAATTTATTGCTGCATTTAAATTAAAAAATTTAAAACAATTAGGTGCATCAACATTACCAATAAACCCAGAGTGGAAAGGAACAAATAAAACACCTAAAACAGATTTAATATCTGGTAAAAATAAAATATCATTAAAAAAAGCTGGAGGTTCTCAATTAATGAGTGCTGGTAAAGCTGAAGCTATATCAACATTTGAGGCAGCAATGGGTATGTACTCAATAGATAAAACTGGCAGAAAAAATGTTAATACTGTTATAAACAAGATTGAAAAAAACATGAATCAATTATCTACAGCAACAACGATTGATAAACTAGAAAAATTAAGAGATAGTGGTAAGAAACTTTCTAAAGCAGATGCATCTGCCGTTCAAGAAATGGAGGGTTTACAATTAGAGGCAGGTAAATTAAACAAAGAATTAAACAAACTATTTACAGACCAAACATTTAAAAATTATTTTTGTTGGGAGGCATCAACAGGAGAAACTAAATTTAAACCATCACCTGATGGTGTATCAAATTTATTAGTAGTATTTTCAGAAACAGGTAATATTAAAAATAGTTTAGTGTTGAATTCACCTACAAAAGCAGGTAAAACTATTGCAGGACAAAATTCTTTTTATGTATCTTTTAAAACTGGTGGAAGTAAATCAAAACCATATCTTGCTTTAAGAAGTAAAAAATTTAGTCCTAAACTAACAGAACAAGTAACTTTTAGAGATATTGTATTAGATGAGTTATCTAAATCTGAATTTGGTAAAAATCTTTTAATAGAAAGTAATTTAGAACAATTAGATGAGTTTCAAATATTTAATAGACTTGCAACTAAAGTTAAAGGTGTTGCTGGAACTATTAAAAACGCAGTTAAAAATATTTATACTGCAATCTTAAAAAGAGTTACACAGGCATTTAATTATATTAAATCATTAGGTAAAAGATTGATTGAAGGTTTAATGAATTTCTTAGGTGTAGAAGTAACAGATATAAAAATAAAAAGTGGTGGAGATTTTCCATTATTATGAACAATCTAGCAGAACAATTAATATTTGAAGATAAGGGTGGAAAGAACCTTCATCTTGAACACATAGAAGATGAGATACTTAACTATGGTATTGATGGCGGTCGTGCATCTATAAACTTCATACAGTCTCTCAGAGATATGTTTGCTGGTGCAACTCGTTCATCTATAAACATGACTGTTAAGTGGGATGGTGCACCTGCAGTATTTGCTGGTATAGACCCAGCAGATGGTAAGTTTTTTGTAGGAAAGAAATCTGTATTTAATGTAGAACCACAACTCTATAAAACAAATGCAGACATAGACAAATATACATCAGGTGATTTAAACGCAAAATTTAAAGTTGCATTACAAGAGTTTCCAAAGTTAGATATCAAAGGAGTTTTACAAGGTGACTTAATGTTTACAAATGATGTAGGAACACAAAAAATAGATGGTGAAAGTTATTATACATTTCAACCTAACACTATTGTTTATGCTGCAGCTCAAGATTCAGATTTAGGAAAACAGATTAAAAAAGCAAAGATTGGTGTAGTGTGGCACACAACATATACAGGTAGTGATTTACAAAGTATGAAAGCATCATTTGGTGCAGACATATCAAAATTAAAAAATGTAAGTTCGGTTTGGATGGATGATGCAACATATAAAGATGTATCTGGTAGAGCAACATTTACAGAATCAGAAACACAAGCCATAACTAAACAACTGTCTGGTGCAGGGTCTACATTTAGAAAAATTAATTCAACAATGTTACAAAAGTTTCTTAATTTACAAAACAGTTTAACAGGTGCTCTTGCTGGTGCATCATATAAGACATACAATAACACTAAAGTTAGAGAAGGTAAACCTATAACAAATCCTAAAAGACATGCTATGGGTTACTCTGTTTTTTTCAATAGTAAAATACAAGAACAGATAGACAAAATGAAAAGTCCTAGAGGAAAAGAAAAATACGAAACATTACAAAAAGAATATATGAGAGAGTTTAAAAAACACTCTAACAATCTACAACAGATAGCAACATTTCAAAATTTTATTGTTAATGCTAAAATGTTAGTCGTAAGGAAGTTGAATTCAGTAAAAAGTATAGGAACATTTATTAGAACATCAAATGGTTATAAAGTAGTAAACCCAGAAGGTTATGTTGCAATAGATAGAGTATCTGGTGGAGCAGTTAAACTTGTAGATAGAATGGAGTTTAGTTTTAATAACTTCACTGCTGCAAAAGCATGGGATAAATAATATGAAAACATTTAAAGACTTATATAACAGTCTTTGGGCTAACATACACAAAAAGAGACAGAGAATCAAGAGAGGCTCTGGTGAGAGAATGAGAAAGAAAGGTGAGAAAGGAGCTCCAACAGCTGCACAAATGAAAAGGGCAAAAGAGGGATGAAAAGATTTATAGATTTACAAGAAGCACCTAAAACAGTTGCATTTACTTTTGGTAGATTCAATCCACCTACGATTGGTCACGAAAAATTATGTGATGCTGTAAGAAGAGCAAATCCTAGTGATTATAAAATTTATGCTTCTCAATCGCAAAATCCTAAAAAAGACCCATTACAATATGCAAAGAAAATTGCATACATGAGACAGTCTTTTCCTAAACATAAAAGAAATATTGTAGTATCAAAAGCAAGAAATGTTTTTGAGATATTAGTTGAACTAAACAACTATGAAAATCTGATTATGGTAGTAGGTTCTGATAGAGTAAAAGAATTTGACATGTTGATTAAAAAATATAATGGAGTTGCATCAAGACATGGTTTTTATGAATTCAAAAATGTGGAAGTGTTAAGTGCTGGAGAAAGAGACCCAGATGCTGAAGGTGTGACAGGAATGTCTGCTTCTAAAATGAGAGCAGCAGCTGCTAATAGTGACTTTGATTCATTTAAACAAGGAACACCACTTAACGATGCACAGGCTAAAAAATTATATTTTGATGTTCGTAAATCTATGGGCATCAGAGAAGAACTAGATTTATCTGATTTTGAAGTGTTAAGAGATTTGTATCTATCAGAGCAAATATGGAATATTGGTGATTTAATTATTACAGATGAAGGTTGTGGTGAAATCATTCGTAGAGGAACAAACTATGTTAGTATTATAGATGAAGACAATAAAGTGAGAAAAATATGGTTACATGATATTCAAATGGATGAAAAACAAAAAGTAAGACAGGATAAAGATATTAAAGATAAACCTGGCACACAACCTGCTAAATATTATGGAAGTAAAATAGCAAAATCTACGAAACAAAAAAGAGCTGCACAGTTTGCTAAACAAACAAAAATGGATGATGATGACCCAGCTGCATATAAACCAGCACCAGGCGATGCAACAGGAAAAACAAAACCATCAAAACATACTAAGAAGTTTAAACAGATGTTTGGTGATGAAAAAAATCCTAGAATACCTAGAAAGAAAGGACAACCAGCTAAAAGTAAAAAACATTCAGACTTATATACAGATGAAGACCCTGTAGGAACAATACATGGTTTAGGATTTAAAGATGTAGAAACTGCAAGGGCAAGTGTTAAGAAAATAGAAAACTCTGACAGAACACACGCACACAAAATACAGGCAGCAGTTGCTATGGAACAAAGAGCAAAAGAAATGGGTAAGAAGGCAGAAGCTGCAATTTATCGTACATACATTGAAAAGATGAAAAGAAAAACTAAAAGAATGAAAGAGTTTACTGATTACATGTATGAGAAAGCTCCTGATACAGCAGATGCAATGAAAAGATACAAAGCTGGTAAAGCAGGATTTACAGATATTGCTCATCTTAAAGCAAAAGGATTAATTAAAAGAGCCGATGGTACAAAAAGAAAATCTGAAATGAATGAGGAGTTTAAATTTTACCCAGAAGATTTACATGAGTATATTCAGATACCAGATTTTCCTAGAGATGATATGCAGAAAGAAATGGCAATAGTTAGAAAATATATTTCTGAAAGAACAGATGAGGATGTAGAAAGTATTGCAAATAATGATGAAGATTCTTTCTACTCAATCAAACAGTATTTAAAAAAAATGAAAGTTGCATTTCATGAAGATGAATTAAGAGGTATTGTAAAACAAGCAGTTCCTACAATTAGACATTTTAAAAATAAGTTTAATCGTAAAAGACCTTTTGAGATAGATGGTAATTTAGATGTGTTAGGAAGTAAGACAAATAAAACTAGGTCATATCCTAGTGGGCACTCTACACAATCTATGATTATAGGTTTGTATGCGTCAGAGAAGTTCCCAGAACATAGAGATGGTATTATGGAAGCTGCAAAAGAAGTTGGTATGGGTAGAGTAAAAGCTGGATTCCATTTTCTATCAGACCACATAGCTGGACAAATGTTAGGAACAAAAATGTTTGAGATGATGAACAAAGAAGATTATGGAAAAGCCATGAAAGAATACTATGAGGTTGGAACAGATAACTATGTAAATTATTTAAAAGATGTAACACCAGGTGAAAAGAAAGAAAAAGACTATGAACCTATTTTAGATAAAAAACTCAATGAATTTGGTGAGATTGATGAGGATGCTGAGTATCAAGGAAGAAAAGTTAAACTAAATAATCCTACACGCGGCGATGTGAAAAAGTATAAAGTTTATGTAAAGAATGAAAAAGGAAATGTAGTCAAAGTAGAGTTTGGTGACCCTAATATGGAAATCAAACGAGATGACCCAGCGAGAAGAAAATCATTTAGAGCCAGACATAATTGTGATAACCCAGGCCCAAAATATAAGGCTAGATATTGGTCTTGTAAGTTTTGGGAGAAAGGAAAGTCTGTGACAGACTTAATGAAAGGATAAATACTACTATGGATGAATTGAACGAAAAAATAGAGGGTTTAGTTAAGAAAGCTGAGAAGTCAGGAATGCCATATGGTATACTCAAAAAAGTGTATGATAGAGGTATGGCTGCATGGAGAACAGGACATAGACCAGGTACAACCCCACAACAATGGGCGTTTGCTAGAGTAAATTCATTCGTTACAAAATCCTCAGGTACATGGGGTGGTGCAGATAAAGATTTAGCAAAAAAAGTCAGAGGTGAAGAAGTGGAAAAAAGAAAAACTGCAAGTGAAATGATTGGACAAGTTAGAGAAACAAATCTACAAGAGGTGTTGGATAGTGAAAACGGCGGCCCTCAAAAAATATTTTTCTATGATTTAGGACCACAACCTTTTACTGATGACCAAAAAAAGGCGGCAAAGTTATTTGTTAAAATAATAAAACAAAAATTTAATAAACTTCCAAATAAATTAGGAGTTCCTTATGGTCGAGGTACAACATCAAGTGATTTACCTGTACCTAATTTAAGAAGAAATATGGCAGCTGGCAGTGTAGACATTCGAGGTTCGATTGAAAGTCATATAGCTTTTCAAAAAGAACTAAAAAAACAAATGCCAAATATAAAGCTCTATTATGGAACCGAGGGGGGCCGTAACCCATATTCACTTATGAAATTTTCTGATTGGGACCGAAGATTTCCTATAAAACTTACAAATTATAAAATAATAAGTAAAGGACCTAATGCAAATACGGGTATTGATAATATCTATGAAAAACTCAGAGAAATAAATCAACTAAATGAATTTGAATATATAATATCATTTACTGGTAAAGATGGTCTACCAGCTTATTATCTTGATAAAATATTTAAAGGTTCAGGCCCTGCTCATGCTGCTGTGAGAAAACTAGAAAAGAAAACTGGTAGTAAACGATATGGTGTTATGAAATATCCACCAGCAAAAGGCAAATCAGATTTTGATAAGAAAAAAAGAGATTTTAAAAAAGAAGATGTATCAGAAAAACTTGGTAAGGATGCTGACGCTGGAGATTTTGTAAAAGATTTCAGAAAATCAAAGGCACCACAGTTCAAAGGAAAGTCAGATAAGAAGATACAGAAAATGGCAATCGCAGCATATCTAGATTCTAAAGAAGAAAAAGATTTAGATGAGGCAGTTATCGCTGGTAAAGATTACAAATACGATGGTAAAGGCCCAATAAAAATATCTAAGAAAATGTATGCTAAAGTACAAAAAGATAGTAAGAGTATGATTAAAGGTAAACCACATATGATGGCACTCAATCCTAAAACACAAGCAACAGAATTAGTACCTGTTAAATTTGAAGAAGTGGATATACAAGAATCAGGTCACGAAGATGTGGCATCTATGAAAACACAAGTACAGATTGCTATGGATGCATTACAAAAAATGAATATGGAATTAGGAAAACTAAGTGATGAAGATAATCTTCCTACTTGGTGGACAAACAAAGTTTCAACAGCAGTGAGTAAACTAGATGGGATGGCTGACTACATTGATGCGAAACACAACCAGGGGCAAAGAATGAATGAAGATAACATAACAGAAGAAAAAGTATTTGTAGTTAGATTTGAAAAGGAAGGCATGAGATTTGCTATGCCATTTCGTAATGCTGCTAGAGCAGCTGATGGTAAAAAGGTACTTCAAAGAACAAGAGGTGTTAGTAATATTACTGTGACACAAGATGTATTAAAACCAGGTGTCAAACTTTCAGCAGAAGGTAAAGTAATGAAAGAGAGTAAAATGGGTGAACTATTCTTAAATATGCAAATGGATGCACAAGAAATGTCTGAAAGAGATTTTATTAAAACATACTCTAGACAAGGATTTCAAGCCGCAGAACTTAAAAGATTATTTAAACAATTTAATGAGGAAGTAAAACATCCTATGGTCAAAGCAGCTGCACTTGCAACAACAGTATGGGCAGAAAAAAGACATGTAGACCCTGCTGACATAGATGTGAAAGCAACTGCCGCAGATAGAAAAGCAGCTGATAAGAATATTATTATTCAATTAAGAAGAGCACAGGATATGGAAAAACAGACTGGTAGAGCAGACCAATCTGGTATAGAATTTTTGGACAAAAAGAAACAAAAAGTTGACCCAAAAATTATAAATAAAGCATTGGATATGTTTGATAAAATGAAACCAAACGATAAACAAAAAATGCAACAAGCAATTGGTAAGTCATATAGAGATTTACTCAAAACTGTACAAAGAGGACGCGTATAATGAAATACTTAGAAACAAAAGAAGGCAGTCTTGAAGAAGCAATCTCTCAGGCTATCAACGAAAAACCAGATTCTTCTAAAGACTTAAAAGAAGATGTCAATGCAAAAGAATTAGAAGAGGCAGGTGGTAAGTATCTAAAGTATTCTGATTTACTTTTACAAAAAGGTAGATTAATACAACAAGGTAAACCTACTACTATGATTGACAGAGAGATTTCTAAAGAAATGAAGAAACTCGGTATCAAAGAAGCAACAGGTGACAAAGAAGAATATACAAAGTTTTTTAATGCTGCACTTAAAAAGTTCGGTGTAAAAAGTCCTGCAGACTTCAAAGATGATGCAAAGAAAAAAGAATTCTTTAACTATGTAGATAAGAACTACAAAGGTGACCATGAAGAAGAATTAGATAAAGAAGATAAACCAACTGTACAAAAAGTTATAGACAAACTAAAGAAAGCAAGTAAAGCTCATGCAGACCAATCTAAAAGTCTAGAAAAAGATTTACAAGATGATGTAGATAAAACTATTGATACTATTCAACAGGCTAATGATTCTAAAAGACAATCTATGAGAAGTATTCTTGCTGATATATGGAAAGTTAATGAAGGTAAATCACCTTTTGAAAAAGAACCTATGAGTTTTG